AGAAGTATGGCGAGAAGCTGGACCTGAACCACTCGGGCAGCGTCAACCTACAGCCGATCATCAATCTCAATGCCAACGCAGAGTGACGCGGCGCTCAACGTCTCGCTTCATCCGAAGCAACTGGCGGCGTTCAATAGCCCGGCAACGGAAATTCTATACGGCGGCGCGGCTGGTGGCGGCAAAAGCCACCTTATGCGCGTTGCGGCGGTCATCTGGTGTTCAGAGATTGCCGGGCTTCAGGTCTATCTATTCCGGCGCATACGCGACGATCTGATCAAGAACCACATGGAAGGCCCGCAAGGCTTCCGCGCCATGCTGGCGGGTTGGGTTGAATGTGGCTTCGTCACCATTGTCGAAGACGAGATCAGGTTCTGGAACGGCAGTAAGATTTATCTCTGCCACTGCAAGGACGAGAAGGATCGGTTCAAATACCAAGGTGCAGAAATCCATCTGCTCTTGGTCGATGAGCTTACCCACTTTACCGACAAGATTTACCGCTTCCTCCGCAATCGTGTCCGCATGGTGGGCATCACGTTGCCGGAGAAGTATCGCAGCACGTTCCCCCGCATTATCTGCGGCGCTAATCCGGGCGGCATAGGCCACCAGTTCGTCAAAATGACGTTCATTGATGGCGCAACGCCTATGGACGTTTACGAGGCTGCCAAGTCTGAAGGCGGCATGCTTCGCCAGTTCATCCCGGCCTTGCTTGAAGACAACCCGAGCATGGAAGAGAACGACCCCGGCTATGACGCGCGCCTTCATGGCCTTGGCTCTGATAGCCTTGTGCGTGCAATGCGCTACGGTGACTGGGACATTGTTGACGGCGCATTCTTCGACAACTTCCGCAAGGAGCGGCACGTTGTCAGGCCGTTTGCCATCCCTGCACATTGGCTCAAATTCAGGGCTGGTGACTGGGGCTCTGCAAAGCCGTTCAGCTTCGGTTGGTACGCGGTGGCGTCTGAGGACTACATAGCCGGTCCGGGGCAGGTTATCCCGCGTGGTGCGCTGGTTCGATACCGTGAATGGTACGGCGTAGCGACAGACGCTGAAGGCAAGTACGTCCCGAACAAGGGCCTCAAGATGAATGCCGAGCAGGTCGGCGCAGGCGTCCGCGAGCGCGACCAGGGCGATCTGATTGCGTATGGCGTGTTGGACCCCGCTGCATTCGCAGAGGATGGCGGCCCTTCGATAGCCGAGCGCATGTCACGCGGCACGAATAACAACGGATCAACGTTCCGCAGGGCAGACAACAAGCGAGTTACGCAGCGCGGCGCTATGGGCGGCTGGGACCAGATGAGGGCTCGGCTGGACGGCGACGAAGACGGGCGCGCCATGCTGTTCTTTTTCGAGACGTGCATTCACGCGATCAGGACCATTCCGGCGCTTCAACACGATGAAGACAACCCGGAAGACCTTGATACGGACATGGAAGACCACCCCGGCGACGAAGTTCGTTACGCCTGCATGAGCAGGCCGTGGGTGAGGCCGGTTCGGTCGGCAGACAAGCCAGCCCAGCCCAAGGGCACGGTGGTATTGCTCGGGCCTCCCGTAGCGCCGTCTAGAACACGTATAAGGGTTTGATCGATGGCTGATTACGACCAGACCGACAGCGAGGCAGACAACGAGCAGGACCGCTCGGCTGCCAAATGGCTGGACATGCTGGCAGAGGCCAAGCGCTGCGATCAGAAGTACCACGACAAGTGCGACAACATCGACAAGCTCTATGCTGACCTAGACGCGCTCGCCAAGGAAACGTCAGAGCGTCAGTTTCAGATATTCTGGGCTAACCTTGAGGTTCTGAAGCCGTCCATCTACAGCCGCCCTCCTGTGCCGGTTGTGGTGCCGCGTTTCAAGGACCGCAAGGAACTGCCGCGCAAGGCGTCTGAGATGCTGGAGCGTTGCCTTGTCTCGTCATTCGAGGCCGACGACATCGACGCCACGATGCGGCTTGCCCGCGATGATCTGGCAACCAATGCGCGCGGTGTCATCTGGCTACGCCTTGAGCAGCGCCAGAACGATGACGGCAGCGTGTTTGAGAAGGTCCACAAGGAGCATCTTGAGCGCAAGGACTTCCGCCACGGCAAGGCCCGCAAGTGGTCAGAAGTGCCGTGGGTTGCTCGCCGTAGCTGGGTGACGCGCAAGAAGGGCTTGGCCCGCTTTGGCGACGTGTTCCTCAAGGCCGAACTGAAGTCCAAGCGCGATGGCGACGATGACGGCTATTCGAGCAAGGAAGCCGAAGTCTGGGAACTGTGGGACAAGGACAGCCGCACGGTTGTGTGGGTTTCGCCCGGAATGGAAGACGTGCTGGACATCCAGCCTGCGTTCCTTGACCTTGAGGGTTTCTTTCCGTGCCCCCGGCCTGCATTCGGTACGATCAAGCGCGGCACACTGACGCCTGTCCCTGATTTCCTCTACTACAAGGATCAGGTCGAAGAGATCAACGAACTGACGGCCCGCATTTCGTCTCTGGCTGAGAGCCTGAAGCTCAAGGGCTTCTATCCTGGCGGCGCGTCTGACGTTGGCGATGCTATCGAGACGGTTCTAAAGGACCAGTCCAATACCGCTACGCTTGTGCCGATTAGCAACCTTGCCGCGTTCGGCAGTGGTGCTGGTGGGCTCAAGGACAGCATCGTCTGGCTGCCAGTGCGTGAAGTCGCAGAGGTTATCCAGACGCTGGTTGAGCTTCGCCGCCAACTGATCGAAGACGTGTACCAGATCACGGGCATTTCTGACATCATGCGCGGTCAGACCGACCCGAACGAGACCAAGGGCGCGCAGGACCTCAAAAGCCAGTACGGCTCTATCCGCATTCGTGACAAGCAGAACGAATTGGTCAGGCTTGCCCGCGACGTTACGCGGATGGAAGCCGAGATCATGGCTGAGCATTTCCAGCCGCAATCGCTCATGGACATGTCACAGATTGACGTGCCAACCGACCAGCAGATTGCCGAGCAGATCGGCCAGATCACACAGCAAGTGCAGATGGCAGCGGCTGACCCGCGCGTCCAGCAGATGGCGCAGGAGAACCCCGATCAGGCCAAGCAGATGCTTGAGCAGGCACAGGCGCAGGTTGAAAACCTTCAGGCCCAGGTGACGCTCGAAAAGATCGTTGCCTTGCTTCGTGAGCAGCGCATGCGCCCGTTCATCCTTGAGATTGAGACAGACAGCACGATCCAACCTGACGAGAATGCCGCCAAGCAGCGTGCCAGCGAGTTTATCACGTCTGTTGGTGGTTACATGCAACAGGCGGTGACCTCAGTGCAGATGGTGCCCGAGATGGCCCCGCTTGCCGCTGAAATGCTGAAGTATGTCGCAAGCCAGTTCCGCGTTGGTCGCTCGGTAGACGGCGCGATTGACGAGTTTGCCGACAAGATGAGGGAAGTCGCCAGCCAACCCAAGGGACCGAACCCCGAACAGGTGAAGGCTGAAGGCGAAAAGGCCAAGATGGAAGCCGAGGCCGCCGGCAAGGCAGAGGACGCCAAGGCACGTCAGGCAGAGACAGCCGCCAAGCTTGCCGAGATCGAAGCGATGGCCCCGGTCAGGGCGGCTGAAGCGCAGGCGCGGTTGGCTGAGATCGATGCCAAGGCTAAGGCTGACATGCAACGAGCATCGGACGAGTTCACGCTTGGTCAACAGAAGATCAAGCTTGGCGAACTCGCCATTCAACTGGCGGAAGTGAACCTTCAGAACGCCAAATCCAAACCCGAACAGGAGGCCGCTTATGGCTAAAGCTTACACCGTATGCGGCATGGATGAGGCGGGCGTTGACGCCTTCCTTGACGAAGCCGAAGAGATGGACAAGGGCACCACGCGCTACCCGTGGAAAAAGAGCCTCAAGACCGAAATCAAAAAGGCTATTGCGGGGATGCAATTCATGCCCGGCGTCAAGGAAACCGTGAACGCGGTTGTCGTGAGCAAGGCGGGACCAGGGTTGTTCGGGCGCGGCCCGTTTAACCTTGATGCAAGGGCGCGATAAATGCCCGTACGCGGGATGCCCGTTAACTTCGTCAAAGACGACCTGTCGGATTATCCGTGATGGCTGGAAGCCTTCGATACAAGTTCTGCCCGGATTGCGGCGAACTTCATGACAAGTACGACTGGCCGGATAACCATCGCAGGCCGGAAGAGGCGCTGGCAGCTCCTAGCGTCATTAGCGACAATCAGCCGTTCATCCAGTCAATGGCGACCGGCGAATGGTTCGACAGCAAGGCGGCGCTTCGTGCCACCTACAAGCCCAGCGGCAACAAGCAGGGCGAACGTTATACCGAGGTCGGCGGTGATCCGGCCATTCTGAAGCCGTTCAAGAAGCCCAAGCCTGATCGCATGAAGATCAAGGCAGCGGTACACGGCGCATTCTCCAAGGCAGGCTTAGGAGCCTAGCCAACTAAACCGCGTTCCCTCAGACGGAAGACCCCTACATGACCGAAGAGTTTGCCGGAGGCGCAGCAGCGCCCGCCGAAGCCGTTTCCACGCCTGAATTTCAGTCCAACACGCCCGAGCCCATCACCGAAACCACCCCGCGCGGTGCGATTGACCGGGCCTTTGACGCGGTGGAGAAGTCCGAACCGGTCCAGGCGAAGGGAAAGCCTGCCGAAAAGGTGCAGGAAGTTGCCCCGGTAGCGTCAGACCGCAACCCTGACGGCACATTCAAGGCCAAAGACCCCAACGCCGCGCCAGCCGAGGCCAAGGAAGCCGCTTCGGTCGATCCTGCAGCGGTTGACGCCACGAAAGAGCAAACACCCGCTGGTGACGCTCCTACGAGGTTCTCACCCGATGCCAAGGCCGAGTGGGCAAAGACCCCGGAGCCGGTCAAGGCAGAAGTCAGCCGCGCCATTCGCGAGCTAGAGCAGGGGATCGAGAAGTATCGCGGTGACGCGACGGTCTACAACGACACGTTCAAGCCCTTCGTGGATATGGCGATCAACTCGCGCCTCGACCCGAAGGCCACGCTTCAGAACTATGTCGGCATCGACATGCTGCTGGCGAAGGATTTTGACGCTGGCATTCGGCAGATTTTCCAGAACAAGGGCCAGTCTGTCGAGGCATGGGTTGCCAAGCTCACCGGCACGCCGCAGGCCCCGCAGGATCAGACTATTACCGAACTGCGCAACGAACTGGCGCAACTCAAGAACAGCCTTGGTGGTGTAACTCAGACCATCGAACAGCAGCGCACGCAGGGGATCAACCAATCCCTTGAGGGCTTCATGACGGCAATGCCGGAAGCCGACCGTGCGCTATTCAACGAATTGGATGCAGAGATCGCAGCATATTTGCGCGACCCGTCCATGACCCTTGCCGATGCCTTCGCAAAGGCAAAAGCAGACGACGAAGCGCGGTATACGCGCCGGTACGGACAACGGGCCTCATCCGCCCCCGCACCAGCACCCGCCGCGCCAAGTCCGGCCCCCACGCCTCAGAAGCTACCGGGCTCCCTCTCCATCAACGGCGCTCCAAGTTCGGGCTCAGACCCCGCATCACGAAAGACGCCATCCTCACCCCGAGCCGCCTTGGACGACGCTTTCGCAGCGCTCGGCCTTTGACGGTTTAACAGCGAAAGGCAGCCATCATGGCTCTGACCTCCACCGAAAAGCTTCAGGAAGCTTTCTCGCTGGCGCTTGAGGATCGCTCCCAGGGTTACGCAGACCTTGTGTCGAACTCCAACGCCATCCTCTACCTGATGAAGAAGAAGGGGCAGTTCAAGACGTTCTCCGGTCCCACGATCCGTGAACGCCTGCTCTACAACGAGTCCGGTACTTACACCCGTTATTCGGGCTACCAGTTCCTGAACCCGGCCCCTGCCGAACTCTTCAACGATGCCGAATTCACCGCCAAGCTGGCCGCCGTTTCGGTCACCCTGTCGGGCGAAGACATCCTGAAGAACTCGGGCACCAACCAGCTCAAAGACATTATGGAAGAGCATATGTCTGCGGCTGAACAGGAACTTCAGGACCGCTTTGTGGAAGACCTCCACTCGGC